ATATACTGTGTCTACACTTATTGCCATAATGTTTTTTGTTATTATAGTAATTAGGCCACCTTTTACAGCGGCCTAACACTATAAAGGTGACTATTTAAGTCTTTTTTGTAAATTTTGGAAAACTTCAACGCCTTCGTCTGTTTTAAACCAAGCAGCTAATGCTGAATATGGATTTTCGTCAAACGGTACAGTCATAAGCTTTCTTCCTGTAGATGCCCAAGTAAATGTTCTTTGATCTTGAGATAAAATAATAAACTTTTGTTCTACAGATTTAACACCAAAATTACGTAATTGAACGTTTTCGTCTTGAGCTAAGCTAATAAAAGTACGTGGACTTCTTTTAGCATAAATCAAAGCATCACGCTTAATTTCTTTTGATGTCATATTCTTGACACTAGATCCTTGGTCAACACGCAAAATAGCTTCTAACATTTCAATGTCAAGCTCTCTAGCTAGGTTTAAAGCATCTAATTCAAGTTCAATTAAATCTAATTCATCTTCAGCCTCCTGAACGGCATTGAATTCTGAATATAGTTTGTCTTTTAAAGGATGATATAAAGAAAGTAATTTTTGTAAATTTTGCTTTTCTTTAGGAACTGTTAAAGTACCATTTCTAAATATAATGTGATCTAACGTAGATGGCCCTTCTTGTTTATCAACAAAAACACTTGGTTGATTTGTTGCATACCTTAATTCTCTTTGATAACCCTTGTCTGGATCAAACCATAGTAATGAACGTTTTCTAGTATGTCGACTAGGCAGAGTCATTACAATTGGTTGTTTATTTGAGATTAAATAGTATGTTCTATCTTTATATTCCCACTCTGATTTTTTTGGTTCTATAACCACTGGATCTGGAGCTGTAATAATTTCTTGTTCAACTACAATCTCTTCTACTTGTGGTTTTGGAGCTGCTTTAGCTGCCCCTGTTTTTTTTGTTGCCATAATATAATAAAATTAAAAAGTTAAAATAAGGGAGACGGGCCCCGAAGGGCCCTATTCCCAAATAAATATTAGCTAGCAGTATCTTTTAACAAGATAAAGTTGTTAGCTCCTTGAACACACAAACAACGCTCAGAAAGCATGTGTACGTTCATTTCGTCGATGTCAGAAGTATAATTTCCTCCAACTGACCCAGTGATCCAAGACTTCATACGACGATCATCAGCTTCAGAAGCACGATAACGAATATGTAAGAAAGGACGTTGGATGTTTTTACCTAATGTTTGATCATAAACAGTAGATACACCAGCAGGAACAACTACACCATCAATATCTTGAGTAAGACCGCGAGTAGCAGCATCATTCAAATATTTCCAGTCAGTTTTATAGAAATCATAAGACCCACGACGGAATCCGCTAAATCCAAGGTTAAGCGCCATATCTTCAGCGTTGTTAAATACGCCGTAAGAAGTACCACCTGAACCATAAGAATTTTGAGCAGCTAGCATTTTATCAATAGACAATGCAGTATTGCGACTTAAGAAAAGCATGTTTTCTTCGATAGCCCCTTGCTTGTCAAGCTCTTGAAGAATTACATCAAAATCATCAATTGAAGTTGAAGTTTCAAGATCGTTAAATACTAATCCGCGAGACTCAATAGCAGCGAAAAGACCTTCAGTACCACGTACAGTAGCACCAGCAGCATCAGTGATTGAAGCAACAGCTTTTTCAGCTTCTACCATAGTCATTTCAAGATAATCTTCGAAACGAAGACGAGTTTCATGCTCAGACTTTAAGTACCATAAGTATCCAGAAGTTCCCATCTCGCTTGTTACTTCAACCCATCCGATTTGAGCAGTGTCAGAACCGTTGATTGAATACTTATCTTTTAAGATAATTGGAGAGTTAGAGAATTTTTGGAAACCAGCATCAATAGATCCTTGCATTCCGGCTGAACCTTTTCCAAATTCAGATCCGTATACAAATACCTTAAGAGCAGCAGCGCTTAAGAATCCAGCTGCCCAGTTAGCAGTGTCATAAGGATAACACTCGATGCTATTTGTAGCTACAGTCTTAACGAAAGCACGAACAGTTGAATATCCGTTTGCAACAAGAATAGTTTGGTTAGCACGGATAGCGTGACCAGTAATATTAAGTTGCTTTTCAGTAGCAGTAGTTGAATTAAATACAGCGTTATCATAAGCAACGTGCAAACGTCCTTGTTCAGTCCATACAACTTCGTCAGAAGCCATTGGCATTTCAGCACCTACCATACGCAAGAAAGAAGAGATAGAACGGTTTCCATAGCGCTCTACTTCTTTTTCATATACTTCTGGCAAGAATTGCTTAGTAAAGTTAAAGTCGTTGTCTCCGATAGACAAATAGTTCTTATCGAACAACGTTTTAGTTGGTGATGGGGTTAACCCCGCAGGGAATGCTCCCCCAGTTACAAAACTCATAGTTTTAAATTTTAAGTATTATTTTCTAATTTTCACTTTTAAGCGAGAAGAATCGTCGCCGGTAACAACCCTTGCTTTAAATCCCTTGACATCGGTTACTGGCTCATGAGACTTGCGAGGATCCATATTTACATTTTTGGATCTTGCAATACTTTCTTTAAGCGCATCAGCTTTGCCTTGTTCATAAAAGTGGTTGGCAACGGCGTCGGCATTCATAGCGGTAAACAGCGATTTGTGATAACCTTTAGCATCTTTCATATTGTTTTTTTCATCCAAAAACTTTTTGACAAAATTATTAATATCAGATTGCGTGTTCTTTACCTCAGAAGCATCCTTAACATTAAACCGATACTTTTTGTCCCCAACACTATATTCAAAACCTTTGAATTCATTTGAGAACACTTCATCAGTTCTTTTTAAGAACGTCTTTTTTTGCTGCTCAGCCGTACGAGTTACCTCCTCGTTTTCTTTATTATAGCGGTTGAAAAATTCAACTGCTTTTTGCTGGTCTGGCGTTAACCTTGATCCAGCCTTAATTTCTTCGTAATATTTAGACTTTTGGTCTTCTAAATGTGTTCTAGCTTTAGCTACCTCTTCTTTAAAAGCAAGCTTAGCTTTACGCACTTCTCTTTCGTCATCTAAATCTTCATCATATGAAAAATCCTCCATTAAAAGATCAATGTCTTCTTTATCTAAATGTGGCTTTGTTGTTTCATAATATTCTCTTAGTAATTGTGTTTCATTAACTTGAGAATAATCTTGATTTAAACGTACATAATCTTCAAGTGTACCACCTGTGTCATTTATAAAATCTACAACTTTTTGAATGTTTTCAGGTAGATCTACGCCGCTTTCTTGCTGTTCTGCAATGGCTTCTTCAACTTCGTCGGCTAAATCTTCTGCTTGCTCTTGTACTTCTTCTTCGGTTATCTCTTCAAGAACAGGTTGCTCTTCAGTTTCGCTGGGCTCCCGTACTTCTTCAACCACCGCTTCGCTACTTGTTTGGTCTTCGGATTCTCCGACAACAGCATCGCTCGCATCTGCTTCTTGCTCTGGAATGGCATCTTTTGGTTTTTGATTAATTTTGCTTAAGTCAATTCTGATAACACCGTCATCTATTTCAGGCGTTGTTTCTTCTACTTGTTGAGTCGTTTCTTCAACGGCTTCAACAACCTTGTTTTCTTCTTCGTTCATGATAAAATATTATATAATTATACACTTATTTATATTACCTAGGTTCAAAGGAACCTAAGTCAAAGCCGCCCAGCACATCATTACCTGCTGATTCAAAATTCTTTGGCCCTGTATTGTTTTGTCTTTGGTCAATAAGCTCACTTTGACGGCTTGCTTGTTTATTTACGCGCTCGTCTTTGCGATCTTCTTTAAACCCTTCTTTACTTTTATAAACTTCAGCTTCGGCACTTTTAAGTTGCATGTTCATTTGGAATTCAAGTTGCATTAATTCTTTTTTAACTTGTGCTTCCTGCATCAATTTTTGATTTTCAAGTTGCGCTTTTATTTGCTCAATTTGCATATTCATCTGCATTAATGCCTGCTGTTTCTGTACCTCAGCTTGAGCGGCAACTTGTTGTGCTTGCGCGTTTGCTTGTGCTTGCGCTTGAATATTTTCTTGCTGCATTTGCTGATCGCGCTGCAATTTCTTTTGGCGTCTTATTTTTAGCAATTGATTAGCAAGCTTAATATTTTTAATTTCACGCAAATCAATAGCGTCGCCGAGCTCAATTAGTCCGGCAGATAATGCCATCTGGATATTATTTTCTAATAATTGTTTTTCTTCATCATCAGGCGTTAATTCAATAAATATACCAAAATCATAAAGATGAAGATTAACCATTTCATCTAATGTAGCAACATTATGCGCACCAATACTTTGAATAAATGCATCTCGTGTTGGTGAATATTCTAATATATCAGATATACGTAAACTTAAACATTCGGCTGTCTCCGCTGTTAAAAATAGCCCGGCTTGCAATATGTGACGTGTTGCGGTATTTGAATTTGCCGCCGCTAATTTTTGAACTCCTACTAAAGCATTCTTATCAGGCATACTGCCATCCCGTGCTTCATTAAGACCCGTTACATCGCGGATCATTTGTAGGTAGTAATTATATGTTTGTATTAATGCCCCAAGTTTTTGGCCGCCCGCTCCGCTTTGTAATTCTTGAATTGGCATTTTACCAGGATTCATATCTCCTGTTGAAGTAAATGATCTGCCAATAACAGAACCTGTTTGAAAGAACATATTAAGCGCTTCTTGCGGATTATAGTTTGTTCCGTTACCTAAATCAATTTCAGCTAGGCCATCAGCATCGAGGTAAACACCATCTGGAACCATACGTGATAATACTTGCTGCAGCTTTAAATGTGTTAGCTGAATCATATCAGCAAAACCTTCAATACGGCTGACAAGAGACTCAATACGACCTTTATACATTCTTGGGGCAACAATACTATAGTTCATTCTAACTTTAGTATAATCACTTTTTGGACGCATCATATTTTTTGCAAGCTCCCATTTAAGCAATGTATTTGTGCCAAGCACTAATGCTCCTTCGTATAATACTTCAAGCGAGCGTGATACTTTTTCAAAGTTACCATCTAATACGTCGATTGGCGGATTAAATTGGTCATCTTTAATTAATATCTTTGATGCGCCTGTTGCAGTTTCTTTTATTTTATAAACCTCATTAGCATAGGTCTTATAATTAAAATATAATATTTGTACAGAGTTTTGGTCGATATTATTGGTCTCGTCCATTGTTCTGTGATAAAAATCTGTATTTTGAATTCCCTGTTTTGTAACATCTTCTAATTCTTCATTAGTAAGATTAGGAAATTGCTTCTTTAATTCATTAATAGGTATTGTTTTAATTTCACCTACATAATAAATATCATCAAAATATGGAGAATCTGTATATGAATAAATAATATCAGCAGGGTCTACATATTCTATTGTAACGCCAGTTGACGTAGAAAAATTATTTTTAACACACGCCATACCTATTGTAACTAAATCATACAATAAGCGTCTGCGAGTTAAATCATAATTATTACCTTGTAATATGGTATTAATTGCTTGCTCTTGTGCAATTTCCGCTGCTTGCTTATAGCTGAGCTGCATATGTAATTCAAGTTCTTCTTTTGAATCAGGCAGCTCCTCTGGTGGATTTTCAAAAAGATTAATACCTAGTGTTTCTTGTACATAGTTATTTAATTCTTTTGTTTGCATGTCGCGCATAATTGACTCCATATATTCGGTGCGCTTGCTCATACCATATGGGTCTTGCGAAAATGCTTTAATGTCAAACATGCGGTCTGACATGCCATTCACAACTATATCCACAAACTTAGGTATAATTGGGACGGGCTTCCAGTCTAAATTAAGGTAAGACAAATCACCATTAATAGATAATTCATCTTTATACTTTTGAATTGATTGTTCACCACGCGCATATAATCTGCGGCGATGAAAAGTGTTTTGATTGTTATAATACCGATTAGTACCGGAATCCCGTTTAAACCATTCGTGCTCTATAGCTTTGGCTACCTTAAGTCCATACTCAGGGGTAATCTTTTCTAAATCACTAGCGATTTGGCTTGGAAAATAACTTTTTACAACTGGTTCAGCCATAATGCTCTATTATTTTTGATCTTCCACCGTTATTATTATACCGGCCTATATTTATATTTAACTTTTGC